CTGTTGGCGTAGTTGTTCCACTTGTTGAAACTTGATAAGTGACGGATGATGATTTGATGCCATTTCCTGGCGTTCCTGGCGCACCTGGATCGCCTTTTTCTCCTGGCTGTCCTTGCGCTCCCATTTTGCCAACGGAATAACCTGTGCTTTTCGTACCATCATCCAATGAAATTTCGATCTTCGTCCACAAGAATTGATTTTCAGCAACGGCCGGCGGTGTCGGTAGCCATGTGCCTGTTGGCGGTGTCGTTCCGCTTGTGCCTGCCTGGTATGTCGTTGCGATAGTTTTAACGCTCACGCCATCTTTACCATTAGTGCCGTTCGCTCCTTGTCTAGCCACTATATAGCCTTGTTCTGTTGTGTTGTCGGTGTAAGTCCATGTGATTCTCGTCCACAAATATTGGCCTTGTGGAACACTTGGTGTGTTTGTAGTCCATCCACTTGTTGGCCTAACTGTGCCACTTGTGTTGACCGCATATTCAATCAACGTGTCAGCAATCCCTACGCCATCTTTTCCAGGCAAACCATCGTTTCCGTTTGTTCCATTAGCACCAATTTTACCCACTGAATAAGCGGTTTTTATGGAATCATCCGAATAAGTCCACACAATCTTCGTCCACATGTATTGACCTTGTGGCACGTTAGGAACAGTTGTTTGCCATCCGCTGTCTGGCGGTGTTTGTCCGTTTGTTGAACCTACATAAAAGATTTCTGTTGATTCTAGCCCCACACCGTCTTCGCCTTTGATCTTGTTCCATTTGTACATTGTCGGATCGGTTGGCGCTTCTGCTAATTCTCCGGTATAAAATCCAACGTATTTGAAAGCATCAATGTTTGGTGTCCAAACTTCCGCTTTTTCTAGTTTGATCCATTCAACTTTCACCGATCCATTGATAGATTGTGGCAATTGATAGATACTTAAAAGATCAGTCACTCCGGCGTTTATATGTGCATCAGTAACCGTGAAAAGCAATTGCCATGTATCTGTCAACCCTTCGACTGGTGTCATATTGCCAACGCCTAACGATCCACCTAATAAATAAACGCCGAAACTTTTTGCCGATGCTTTAGTCGCTTTCATTGTGATTATATATTTTTGGTTTGCTTCATATTTTTCAGTATTTTTACCCAAATATATATTGTATGAACTGGTGCCATAAGGAAATTTTTTCGTAGGATCAGCAATATTTTTCCTTAAAGGTTCATGGCTTATTTGATATGGTTCTTCGATAAGGTTAGGCTGATGAGGCGTGGCTGTCGTTCCTTCTTCGACTTTGATATTTTCGATTAAAACAGTACCGACAAAAGGCTCTGTTGATGTTGTGTTGATCGTGAAATACATTCTATCGAAAATCGATGGATCGGTTGCCGAACTCGAATTTGCCGTGATGAATATTTTCGTCTTTTTGCCGACTTGCGCATCTTTAGCCGTCAATGGCAATATGATTGTTCCGTTAGGGCTTTTTCTATATCCTAACCTTAAATTTTCTAACTTCCCGGAATAGCCTTCCATAACCGTAACATCTGCGCTTAATACGTATTGTTTGTTAGGAAGCAAAGCCGGAATATTTTTTCTTGATTCTAAAAAAGTTGCTCCATCCGTTTTTGTGAAAGTAACTTTCAATCCTCCGTTGAAATCTTCTATTGTTGCGCCGGATTGCGTATAAAAATCGCTAGCTTTTAATACTGTCATTAAGTTAGGATTTCCGGAATAGTCATAATCTCCGAAATCAATATCATTCGCAAACATTGTGTGAACATATGAATCCTTGCCCTTTTCGCCATCTTCCCCCATTTTTGAAACACTATAGCTGACCGATGTTGTATTATCATCGAATGTTTGTGTGACCCTCGTCCACAAGAATTCTCCTGGCGGAACTACCGGGATTTCATCAAGCCATGTGCCTGTTGGTGGCGTTTGTCCGTCTGCTGATCTTTGATATTGTGTTTTCGTTGACTTGATGCCGTTGCCTGCTTCGCCTTTTTGGCCGGCTTTTGATTTTGCGATGGATAGTTGTTTCGTTCGCTCAACTCCGCCATAAGTAGCCTTGAAAACGACTGTTGCTGTGTCTGCACTCATTGCGGTTATTTTATAAACGCCATTTGTGCCGATCGTAGCCGTTGCGCCTGTCTGTGTCTGAACTGCATAAGTGACGTTTTTCGGATCAACCAATGCGATGCCATCGTAAATCTGAAATGTTCCTGTTGCCTTCGTGAAGTCCGGAACGTTCCCATTTGCATCCGCTGAAATCGTGATCGATTCGTTCGTTAAGATGCCGATGATCGTGTTTTTTCCGTCCGCTCCTTTTACTTCGCTGATCTTATAAATGGTTGTTTGATCGCTTAATTCCCCGATCGTTGCCGTAACTGATAGGCTCGTCCATCGCTTATCCCAATTTTCCCCGGAAATGTATCGATCATTGCCCGAACCCGATAATGCAATTCCTGGTTGTGCTGTTGCGTTGATGTAAGGGATCGCTTTGAATGTGGCTGTGCCGGAAATATTTTGTAACTTAGCCACGATTGAAATGCGTTGGTTAGGAAATGCGACATCGTTCGCATCAAATACGATCACATTATTCGAAACGGATAAATAAAGCAAATTGGCGTTTTTACCTGGTTGCCCTTTGCGAGATTTTGCCAGGCTTAATTTCTTAACAATCTCCGTTCCTTTGTACGTTGCTTTGAATTCGATCGTTGCTGTGTCTGCTGTCATCGCTGTGACGTTGTAAACGCCGTTCTGGTTAATTGTACCGGATGCGCCTACTTGGCCGGAAATCGCAAAAGAAACGCCTTCTGTGACTTTCGTCAATCCATCGTAAATTTGAAATTCTCCGGTAGCTGTGGAAAAGTCCGGGATATTTCCATTTTCATCTGCGGATAACGTGATGGCTTCGTTCGTTAAAAGGCCGACAATAGCGTTTTGGCCATCTTTACCCGAACCATCTTGCACCTTTGCAATCGTGGTGGAATCTGCGAAACCTGCCAACGATACCGAAACAATTAATCTGTTCCAATCTTTATTCCATTCTTCCCCTGTGATATACCTAGCATTTCCCGATCCTTTTAATGTGATCGGCGTTTGTGCTGTTTCTCCAATGTAAGGGATCGCCGTGAATACCGGCGAACCCTCTATATTTTGAATGTATGCGACAATATCTACTTTTTGCCCTGGCACTGCTTTTCCTTCTGCATCAAATCCGATCACATTTCCCGATGTTTCAAGCATCAGCAATCTTGCATCTGCTCCATCGTTTACGTTTGTTGATTTGAAACTACCCGAAACCAAATTGGCCATTTGTCATTCCTCCTTCGTGATGTCTACGCTATAATTTGCCGGATCATTCCCATAAATGCGAATCGTGTTGCCTGTGCCGTTGTGTTGTGCTTCCCATTCGGTATCGTGTACGCCTTGATCATCGTACTTTTGCCACACGAATCGTTCTGGTTCGAACGCTTCTGTCACGTCTTCATTTCCTTTGAATACAAGTGCCGTAACATCCGAATATCCTTCGCCATTCATGAAATTGAATCCATTAGTTGATACAAATACAATTCTATAATAGATTTGCGTTTTTTCAATGTTAGCGATGGCATCGGCCATTTTTCGCAAGTCTTCATCGATCCCGGAATCAACCTGCAAGAAATCTCCAAATTTAACGGTTGGCAATCCGGTTATCGAATAGGTTATTTCTTCCACCCTGGCTTCCAAATACAAATCACGTTCCGGATGCAATATGGCCACCTCATCGCCAACTGATAAGCCATCCGGCATATAATACAATTCAATTTCCCATCCTTCTGTTGGATGGTTTCTTTTTTTTAGCTCGGCAACGGTTCGATTGAATAGTTCTGACTGGCTCGTTGTTTCGTAGCTGTATTGCGCAACGATATGGCCAACGTCATTTCCTGTTTCATTCGGCGCAATGTATCGGCTGTAAATTTTCAAGGCTTCCCGATCTTTTACATAGTGTGAGTTTTTTTCGGTGTAGTATCGGCCATTGTCGCTTGATCCTACATAACTATATAGATTGATTGGTGTTTCTTTGCCTTCTGGTGTTCCGCCTGTCGCTTGCAATGCTGTTGCTAGATCATAGGCACTTTCAGTCTTTTTGATGTTTTTAATTTCACGACCGAAAAACAATTGTTTCCTTTCCTGTGATCCTCGATGCTTGTATATATCCAAATATTTTTTGGTTACCTGCAAGCCTTTTACCTCGAAAGAAAAACTTAATTCGCAATTATCGAATTGCGTGGCAATCGACTGCGCTCTTTCTAGTGCTGTACTTGATCCATCCCACTTCAATTTTCTTCGGTTGCTTTTTCCATATTCATTGATGCCAATTACAAATCCGGAATCAGATATGGCCTTTTCTAAATACCAAACAATATTCTGTTGATCCGCCGGCAATCCCCACGGTGGCAAAACTTCATTCAAAAGATCAAGTCCGGCATTTTCAACTGTCAGCGATCTTGTATAATTTTCATAATCTTCTTCAACGTCCATGATCGTATAATAATCACATTTATCCGAATCTGGACGTTTTACAAGGATATAATTCAAGATTTTTGTGTGTTCTTGTATATCTGCCGGATCGTACTTTTCCGATAATGTGGAAATTGTAATCGTATAGATGCCGGATGCCGTTTTCAGTGTTTCTTGTAAATCATCTTCCAAAATTAAAATCGCATCTGTTTCATCAGTTGATCCAACTGCTTGAATTTCCATTCGTCTATCTGCAAAATAAAATTCTGCCATTAGTACCACAACTCCTTGAATTTCATTTTCACTTGTGGCGGTTCGATAACCCAATCAGAATAACTAAATACCACTTCATTATTTCCAGGCACTAAAGGAAACCATTCGTTGCCATATGCGCCCAATTTGTCGAGTGGTTGGCCATTCCTCGTGATTGATCGTGTTCCAAAATCGATCGAAAGAAAATCTCCTGGTTGAAAAATATTTTTGAAATCTGACCAATATTTTGTATTGTATTTTGTAACCTCTAAAGCACGAAAAACAATGTTACGCATGACCGGATTATCTCTGTATTGTGCTATATAAACCGTTACTTTTCTGAGTTTCCCCATGCCTGCATCGCTTGGAATAGTGAATGTTTTTGTTTTTCCAAACGCTTGCGCTCTTAATGTGATCACATTGCCGATTTTTTCAACTGTGATCCACTTGCCTGGATAACGTTGGTTAATGTAATAGTTTGTCGTTTTTCGATCTTCAAAAACACGTTTATCCCCAATATAGAAAAACATATCCCCTTTTTCTGCCGATGGATTGTTGTCCTCGATGCCAAATGAACAAATAATTTTGTCGTTTTCATCGGAAAAAGTAACGGAAAAATGACCAATCTTTCTCGGCTTGTTTTTGTTCGGCTCTCCGTCATTATTAAAGTCGAATCTGAAAGAACTGTGCCAATTCTCCGGATATTCTCCATCGGATGGCAAAGGAATGATTTTTGTCATAGCCAATCCGTGCCAACTTGGCAACGATGTATCTCCATAATTATATGTTTTGAAATATCCTTCGTTAGGTGTATCCGGATATTTTTCAGAATCGTTTATATAGCTAACTGTTCCAACTTGATCTCGTCGATGAGTGACTGGCGGTGTGATCCCCTGGTTTCTTACCCAACCAGGTCTTTCTTGTAACATGTGATCATCAAATAACTGTTCATTCTTTTCTTTGACAGTTCCGTCTACTTCGTCCGGATTTCCAAATTGCAATAGATTGCCACTCTCGTTCATAAATGCGATATATCCGCATTCTTTCGTGAAAGAAACTTCTGCCAATGGATAAACACGTCTTGTTCCGCCGTTTACTGCATTGATTACACCAGGATCGCTTTCCACGTCATTCGTGAATTCTTTTTCATTTAATGAGGAAATAGCATGTCCGGCCGGAATCCATAATTCGATCGTAGTTTTTGCATTTCGCTTGTTGATATATTCCAATTCTAACGATCCATCCAATTTCCCTTCCCAATAACGATCTGGCTGATCTGTAAATTCGAATTTTCTCAAACCGTCTTTGTATAACTCCCGAACAATTTCATCCCTTAAATCAGCAACCGGACGAAAGTCATTGATTTCGTTCGATCGGATGGTTATATCAATTTTCAAGGTGTTGTCCTTTTCTTTTGTCCGGATGTATCTATATCCGAATTGCGTTTCTTGCTTGTCGTGTTCGACTGGTGTCGATGGCCGACTGATCTTGTTGATCTGGAAAAGGCTCGAAAGCCTTTTCCCATCAACGATCATCTTTGTTCCTCGGAACTCTTTTTGATCTACTTTTTGATCTACCATTCTATTTCTTCCCTTCTTTTCGTCTTTCTAACACTTTATTTCTTGCACGCTGTTTATCCAATTCTGGCAACAATTCTTGTGAAACAACACGGCCATTCAAAATGACATCGGTGTTCTTCGCTAGAATCTGGCGCAATATTTCATTTTGTTCCATGATAGCACTTAAAATGGCTTTGTTGGTTGGATCATCCGCACCACCGGAAATGCCTGCGCTGTTTATTGCGAATCCTGTCAGATTATCCATGACCGGAATTGCGACATTTGAAAGCGATTTGATCAATCCGCCACCGCCCATATATTGGATAGCCTGCATAATTAATTCCATCGCTCTTTGTGGCTTGGTCAATGGTAGAACCATTTCAGCTTTGTTTCCTTCGCCCATTCTATAAAGCCCATCTTTTGTGACCATTCCGCCGTTTTCGTAGCCTACACCACGCCACCCGGCAACTAAACTTCCGTACGTTTTCAACGTGTATCTGATTGATGCTAGGATGTTCGAAATAGGATCAAAGATGTTTTTATTGTATGGCGAACGTGCAAAAGCTCGGAACGTTGGATCGATAACCTGCATCAACCCTTTTGATGGCGTACCCTTCATAGCGTTTGGATCCCATAAGTTGATGGCATTCGGATCGCCATTTGATTCTGTCCGCATTTGATTCAATAGTGCATTAAGGTTGGCCGGCGAATATTGTCCTTCCATTCTTAATGCTTTGATAGCTAGGCCACGCCATCTTTCAACGCCACCGCCACCACCGCTTTGCAATTGGCCACCGCCAAATGCTCCGTTTAGATGGATATGGTCAAAGTGATCGTGTGCTGGCCATGTTACCCAATTGCCGGATGCGCCTGTGCCTGATAGCCCCATGCGGTCACGTACTCGGCCATTTGTAATGACGTAAGCAATTTGATTCTTGAATTTCTCAAAAGCGTAATTTGCGATCGTGGTATATCTTGGATCGTTTGAAACTCCAGGATAAGCCAAATCGATTGCCTGGTGTTTTCCGTGATAATAAGCATCGCCCGGACGGTAACCGGATGTAGGAACTAAACCAGGGAACTTCGTCATGAGTTTTTGTGCTACGTCTACAAGATACGTGTAAACGTTGTTGAATGCTCCACCGCCTGCAAACAATGATCCATCGAAATTGCCGTGACTAAAGAAATCACTCAATGCCGTTTGTACCATGTCATTTGATGCATGGCCGATCATGTCAACGGCTGTTCTTGTCATACCGTTCCACGGC